AAGATGCTTTCTCTCGTAGTCGAGAAGAACGAATGTTCTATACATCTTTAGTTAAAGAAGCAAAAAGAAAATTACTTCCTATACATGAATGGTTAGAAAAATATTGTCAAAATATTCTCTAATTATTTTTTACCATTCATGTATAGGAAGTAATTTTCTTTTTGCTTCTTTAACTAAAGATGTATAGAACATTCGTTCTTCTCGACTACGAGAGAAAGCATCTTTCATAACTTGCTCATCCTCTATAGGAAGAGTAGTTATTTCTGTAATCAACTTCCCCTCGTTATCTAAAATTACTTTATACGAAAATATTGTAGCTTCCCTCTTTCGAGTTGCCATATTTTTTTCCTTTGCGATTTAATTATAAGAAGCAGTCCTAGTACAAACAAAGGATAACCAATAATAAAGATTATGATATTTATTAGTTCGTAACTTATTCCTAAAGCTTCTGCCCAAATTTCTAATAACTCTACACACTTGTAGAATATTTTATTTGTAATGTTATTCAGTATCGTCAAAGACATTTGACCAATTACCTTTCACACTAGCTTTAGTATATGCTGAAGCCCTACCTTCAAAAAAGTTTTGGTGTTCAACTCCAATAACTTCATCCCACCAAGTAAGAGGATTATCACTCACTCCAAAATTAGGTTTCAATCCTAGTTGTAACAATCTTCTATCAGCAATATATCTATTATATTGTTTCATTTCTTCCAAGGTTAATCCTTGAACATCTCCCATTTCAAATACTAATTGAATAAACTTATCTTCATGGGCTACCATTTCCCTGCAAATATCATATAGTTCTTTTTTAAATTCGTCTGTCCATATATCTATGTTCTCTTTAATAAGAGTTCTAAATACTTTAGTCATACCTTCAACATGAAGTGACTCATCACGAATACTATAATCAACAATCTTACACATACCTTTCATCTTATTAAATCTTTGGAAGTTAATTAATATAGCAAAGCTAGAAAATAATTGTAGTCCTTCTGTAAATCCAGAATAAACTGCAAGTGCTTTAGCTACATCCTTTAAATCTTTTTTAGTTTTAACTTCACCAGTTTTAAACTTATGTATGTAATCATGTTTAGCTGACATCTCTTCATACTTTGCGAATGCTTTGTATTCAGACTCGGGCATACCTACTGTATCAAGTAATAAAGAATAAGCATGTTGATGAATAGATTCAATGTTTGCAAACGAACCCATCATCATTCTTAATTCTGGTTTCTTAAATAGTGGGATATACTTTTCATAATAACCCGCACCAACATCAACATCTGATTGTGTGAACAATCTAAATATTTGTGTTAGTAAATTTTTTTCTGATGGTGATAGTTTTGAATTCCAATCCTTTACATCTTCATGCATAGGAACATCTTCTGGTAACCAATGCAATTGATTTTGTATAGTATAATAATCAAATGCCCAAGGGTACTCGAATGGTTTGTAATAAGTTCTCTCATCAAATATTGGACTTAAGCTTCGCATGATAAACACTCCTCCTCTTCCTGTTCTAATCTTACTCGTTTAACTTTCATGTTAATATTTTCCGCACTCTTTCCTTCACGACTTCTTAAATAATATAAACTCTTTAATCCTTTCTTCCATGCTTGGAAGTGTACCTTATTAGTATATCTTAAAAAGTTATCATGTTCTTCTTGTTTCTCCTGTATTCGAGGAGCAACAAAAAATAAATTAACTGACTGGGCTTGACAAATAAACTCTTGTCTTTTAGATGCATGTTCTATAATCCAGTTCTGGTCTATCTCATCCGCAGTTTTAAATACATCTCTTTCTAATTCAGAAAGAAATTCAATATGTTTAACTGAACCATTGTGTTCACTAATACTTTGCCAAACTTTATCTTTATAAGATTGGTAGTCACTATCATATTCTTTCTGTAAGTCTTCAGAGTTTTCCCATTTTTGTTTTAATAAAAGATGTAGTTGTCTATTCCTTACTTGGAAAGAACCATTTAAAGTTTTATGTATAAATACATTTGCTCTTATAGGTTCGATAGATGGACTAGTACCACCACAAATAATACTTGATGTAGCATTCGGAGCAATAGCAAGTAAGTGTGCGTTACGCATTCCAGTACCTTCCATGTCTGGTGCTTCACCTCTTTCTTCTGCTAACTCCATTGAAGTTTTATTAGCTAACTCTTTTATTTGTCTAAACATTTTTAAGTTTTGACCTGTAGCTATTGGTCCTTCAAATGGAACATTTAATTTTTGTAAGTAAGTATGAAAACCCATAGCACCTAGACCTAAACTTCTTTCTCTATAAGCACTATAACCTGCCTTTGTAAATCCTTCCATACCTTCTTTAACTTTCATACCTAAAACTTTTCCTTGGAAATCATATGAGAAATCATAGGTTGATTGAATAAAATGTTCAAGTACATTGTCTAACATCCTTATCATATCTGGAATAAAAGTTGAAGAGGTTGACCACTCATCATACTTTGCTAGATTAACACTTGATAAACAACAGACTGCTGTCCTGTCTTCGTCTGTTGGTAAAGTAATTTCACTACAAAGATTAGATTGTTTAATACTTAATCCTAATTTCTTTTGTGTCTCTGGTAAATGTTTATTAGAAGTATCAACAAAGTGTAAGTAAGGTTCACCTGTCTCATGTCTTGTTTCTAATATTAATCTCCATAATTCTCTAGCATTAATAGACTTCCTAATCTTTTTAGAATGAGGGTCAATTAATTTCCATTCAATATTCTTTGAGACTGCAGTCATAAAGTCATCACTAATATTAATACCATGATGAAGGTTAAGACATTTTCTATTTGCATCACCACCAGAAGACTTACGCATAAATAAAAACTCTTCTATCTCTGGATGTGATATGTCCATATAACAAGCATAACTTCCTCTTCGAGTTGTGCCTTGGTTGAATGCTAACATCTGACTATCAACAACTCTCATAAAAGGAATTGAACCTGTTGATTTAGAACCATGAGAAGTAGAAGTACCATCACTTCTTACATCACCCCAGTACCCACCGATACCACCACCATTACTAGCTAACCAAATGTTTTCATCATAGTGAGAAGATAAACCACCTCTACTATCGGGAACATAATTTAAGAAACAAGAAATAGGTAATCCTTTTTTTGTACCTGCATTAGAAAGTATAGGAGAAGAAAAACCAAACCATAAGTTACTAGCATAATCATATAATCTTTGTGCCATATCCCAATCTGTTTTACCTCTATATGTAGCACCATACTTTGAAGCCCGAGCAAACGCATGTTGCGGTGATGTCTCGTTCTTATCTAAGTATCTATCTTGTACTGTTGCTATACCAAATGGTGTTAAGTTATTATCTCTTTCTAAATCTATTTTTACTTTCATTACTTTCCTTCTTTCTCTTTACATTCCCCTGCGATTGACATGTATGCTGACGCATCAATATAAGTATCTGGTTTCGGGTCACCAAATTTTGCTCTTGCAATTTTTAATAATGTCATACATATTGCAACATCATGTCCTGTAATTGGTATGTCAAAATATGCTGACCAAAGTTTAGCAATGTTTTGATGGTTGATTACTTTATCACCATAATCATTTGCTCTTGGTCCTGTAATTAATTTAACTGCTGTTTCTAAATATTCTTTAGTTATGTTTTTTGTCATCTAACATTTCTCCTATCATTATTTTTTCAAATTCTCTCATGCCTATATAAGTAGCTAACTCTGGATTTTTTTTAGCAAACCAAAAAGTACCTTGTGCTAAAGTCATTACTTGTCTATCCCCTTCTGCAAGATTAACTAATTCAATGTCAATCTTTTTTGTTTTGCCTACACCAGTTGGTGTAAATACTATGTATGCTTTACCGCTTTCCATTCTTTGTCATCCATCCTTTCGGTATAACCTTGTCACAAAATTTAATCTTATACTTAGTACACCAGTCAGCATAAGTAGTTTTAGAATTTTTATTTATCTTTACCTTTGCGTTTTGAAAACAAAGACGAATATCGTAGTCACCCATACTTTGTAAGTACAGATGTTTTTTTCTGTCAGCTAAAGTAAATCTACCCTTTAACTCTACAAAGATATTAGTATGAGGAAAATACAAGTCGGGAAGATAAGTCCGAAGAATAGCCGGTTGGACATAGTTTATCTTTTTGTATTCATAAAAGAACTTAATCTTTTTAGGAAGGTTAGTAATAATTTCTTTTTCAAATTTGCTCCTGTATTTTACCATCTCTTAATACCACTTGGAATATTTTCAGTACCCTTTATTATAGCATCAAGTTGCTCAAATGTCAAGTCCGGATTTCGTTTTAGCTTCTTAATTATCCACTTATATGACCACGCAGATAGTCGCACTTGATTTTGAAATACATAGTGTGTTTGTTTTGGTGCTAAATCTAACACATTCTTTTCGTTAATCAGTTTCTTTTCGTGTTCTGGTAGTAAAGAATGAAGCCATTGAACCATAATAGTCTTAGCTTTTCTTCTAATTTTTTTTATTTGTTTTGTATTCATTTTGTACCTTTATT